TGTTCCTGTAAATTGTAATTGTTCTATAAGATATTCGTGAGATAATTGAGCAAACCTTTTACGTTCGTCTGTATCTAAAAAGATGTAATCAGCCCATAATGTAGCACTAAATGATGTGAAATCTTCTGGTGAATTTTGAACGGTTCCGAAACCTGAATTAAGTATATCATCTTGGTTTGTTGCTCTGATATTTTCCATTGAATTAAATTCTATATTAACTTTAACTTCGTGGTATTGAAGAGCTATTAGCGGTAATGCTAAACCAACATTACGACAAAACCAAAATTCAAGAGGAATATATAAATCTATTATTTCGTCTTTTAATTCAACTGATTTATTTGCAGAATTACCACCAACCATTTCATAATATCCTTCTTTTTTACCTTGATCCATTGTAAGTTCATTCCAAATATACATCCATTCACCATATTGTTTATCAATACGTTGTCCGCCTATTTCAAGTTCTGTATGTTTTATCATTCTATAACCATAGAAAGGTTGAAGATATATTGGAGTTGATCCTGCTACTGCTTTTATTTGTAAATATAATTTATGAACTAGATCACCATTACGGGAGATTTGACATGTTACACGATTACCTAAAGTGGCATTTCCGTTAAATGTTTGTTGTATAGATTCTAATGAAAAATTAGTATGACGACGATAAACTACTTTGAAGAAAGTAATCTGAGGATTTCCGGTAAGATAAACATCTTGCGCACCATATGCTACTAATTGTAATAATCCACCACCCATTTAATATAAAATAATATATTTATTTAATATAAATGTCGTGGGGTATTATATTTCTCATACTTTTTGCGATAATTATTTTAGCTGTTGTTGGTATTACTATTTATTTATTTGTTATTAAAAAATACAATCTTAAACAGGTGTATTATATGATTAAATATCGTGGTGATGAAACTGCCTTAATGAAAGATATGATGAAAAAGTTTATTGTCGGTAAATTAGAATCTACTGAAAATAAACCTACACTTGTTTTATATAAAAACGAATATGATACTTGGACGTTATATAATGATAAATATACTAAACTTAGAACTGAAGATGGTAAATATATAGATGATGCACCTATAAAAAATGATGATTTAGTATATATTAAAAATACTAACGAATATAAAGTTAAATTAGAATAATGTTGTTTAATTCCGGTTTTGTTAAAAAACCTAATATTTGTTTTGTAATACCTGATAAACCATGGTATGTTAATGAAAATATACTTATTGCTAAACAATCTAATATCGAACAGATATTTATTAATGGTATTGAAAATGCTTTACTTATATCTAGTTTTATGATATGTTATTCAGTTATAACAGGTAATCCTTCACATATTGTTAATAAATTAAATAGGATAACGTCTAAGTTTATGAACTTTAATAATTATTATTTTCAATGTGCTTTAACTAGTTCAATTATTTCAATGTTTTTAGGTGTTAATGCCGTATTAGGATATCCTAATATGGTAAATAAAAAGAAGTAAGTAAGTAATAATTTAGTTAGAATACGCAAGACCACCCATTCCACTGAGGATACGAAGGACGTTGTAGGAGTGAGCGTAGATTTTGACAGCTGTTGCATTAGTACTACCACCTAATTTAAGTTGCGCAGTATCAATGCGAGACATATTAAGAGTTCCAGATGGTTGATGTTCTTCCGGTTTTAATGCGAAAGAATAAACATTGATAGTGTTATCTGTAGGAATATTGGTATGATGTTGATATGGTTGAACGTGAGTGAAATATTTCTGTTCGCGTTCAGCAAAACGATCATTGCCATTAAGCATAAGTTTGGCAGTTCCACAACCACCACCAACACCTTGCCATATAAGTTCTTTAACAGGGTGATTGAAAGATAATTTAACTGAAGCACCACTATTTCCTGGTAAAGCTTCCTCTCCAGTGAATTGTACTTGTTCTATAAGGTATTCGTGAGATAATTGAGCAAAACGACGACGTTCGTCAGTATCTAAGAAGATATAATCAGCCCATAGGGTGGCATCAGTGAAAGTAGGAGTAGCATCAAACTCAATGTTAATTTTAACTTCGTGATATTGTAAAGCAATTAGTGGTAATGCTAAACCAATATTACGGCAGAACCAGAATTCAAGAGGAACATATGCTTTATCACTTGTTCCATCAATCATTGCTGTATAACCGGTTTTCTTTCCTTTTGGTAAAGTAAGTTCATTCCAGATTGTCATCCAATCACCATACTGACGATCAATTAATTGACCACCAATTTCTACTTCTACTTTTTTAATGCATTTACGAGCATCAGGTTCTGTAGTAACTGAATTAAAAACTACATATAATTTATGAACTAAATCACCATTACGAGAAATTTGGCAAGTTACACGTTTGTTAGCACCTGGGGTTCCGTTAAAGGTTTGTTGAATAGACTCAATAGAGAAGTTGGTATGACGACGATAAACTACTTTAAAGAAAGTAATCTGAGGGTTGCCGGTAAGATAGACATCTTGGGCACCATAAGCTACAAGTTGAAGAAGACCTCCACCCATTTTTAATATAAGCTAAGAAAATAATTTTAGATTTATATTATAAATAAAAATAATTTTAGATTTAAGTTTAGTTAGAATACGCAAGACCACCCATACCACTGAGGATACGGAGAACGTTGTAGGAATGAGCGTAGATTTTGACCTCACCTGTTGCTTGTGAAATATCAGTTATCTTAAGTTGAGCAGTATCAATACGAGACATATTAAGGGTTCCAGATGGTTGATGTTCTTCCGGTTTTAATGCGAAAGAATATACATTGATATTACAATCACTATCTGGAATATTGGTATGATGTTGATATGGTTGAACGTGAGTAAAGTACATAGTATCACGTTCAGCAAAACGATCATTACCGTTAAGCATAAGCTTAGTGTTTCCTAATTTTATAATATCTTCATTTGCATTTTTTCCTTGCCATATTAATTCTTTAACCGGATGGTTGAAAGATAATTTAGCAGAGAGATTAGAGCTATTGATTGTTTCACCTCCAGTGAATTGCACTTGTTCAATAAGGTATTCGTGAGATAATTGAGCAAAACGACGACGTTCGTCAGTATCTAAGAAGATGTAATCAGCCCATAAGGTGGCATCTCCAAAGTCTTCGCCACTAAACTCAATATTGATTTTAACTTCGTGATATTGTAAAGCAATTAGTGGTAATGCTAAACCAATATTACGGCAGAACCAGAATTCAAGAGGAACATATGCTTTGATGTGAGGTGTATTTAAATTAGATGTTCCATCTATCATCTCTTTATAACCTGTTTTCTTTCCGGCAGGTAAAGTAAGTTCATTCCAGATTTCCATCCAATCGCCATATTGACGATCAATTAATTGACCACCAATTTCAACTTCTACTTTTTTAATGCATTTACGAGCATCATCAATATCTCGATCTTTTGGAGTGAATTCAACATATAATTTATGAACTAAATCACCATTACGGGATATTTGACAAGTTACACGGTTATTTGGTTGGGCATTTCCGTTAAACGTTTGTTGTATAGACTCAATAGAGAAGTTAGTATGACGACGATAAACTACTTTGAAGAAAGTGATCTGAGGGTTGCCAGTAAGATAGACATCTTGGGCACCATAAGCTACAAGTTGAAGAAGACCTCCACCCATTTTGTATTTATTATTAATACAGAAAAAAAATAATTTGTTAATATATTTAGTTAGAGTAAGCAAGACCACCCATTCCACTAAGGATACGAAGCACATTGTAATTCACAGCATACATATTGAGAGTTCCTGCAGCTGAACCAGCAGGAGTTCCAACAATAGCAGTTGCTGTATCAATACGAGACATATTAAGAGTTCCAGATGGTTGATGTTCTTCTGGTTTTAATGCAAAAGAATATACGTGGATATTTTCTCCATCAGGAATATTTTCGTGATGTTGGTAGGGTTGAACGTGTGTGAAATATTTGGCATCACGCTTAGCAAAACGATCATTACCGTTAAGTTGAAGTTGGAAATCAGTAGTTGGTAAATTACTGAAATCGGTAAGTGTAGCTTCTTTATTAACCCATACCAATTCTTTAACAGGATGATTAAATGAAAGTTTGGATTTTGTTGTTGCACCAGTTGTAGTACTCCCTGCAGCAATTGATTCACCGCCAGTAAATTGAACTTGTTCAATAAGGTATTCGTGGGATAATTGAGCAAAACGACGACGTTCGTCAGTATCTAAGAAAATATAGTCAGCCCATAATTCTACATTTGAAACTGTAGCACCTGAACCAAGTGTGTCTGTTGAACCTAATGTAAGATTGATTTTAACTTCGTGATATTGTAAAGCAATTAATGGTAATGCTAAACCAATATTACGGCAGAACCAGAACTCAAGAGGCACATATACTTTATTTTCATCTGTATCACCACCCTCATAATTAATCATTTTTTTAAAGCCGGATTCTTTGCCTTTAGGAAGTGTAAGTTCATTCCAGATATACATCCATTCACCATATTGACGATCAATCATTTGACCACCAATTTCAACTTCTACTTGTTCAATGAGTTTATGTCCAACCTTTTGAACACTACTACTTCCTGCTCTCACATTAGCTTGTAAGTATAATTTATGAACTAAATCACCATTACGGGAGATCTGGCAAGTTACACGCTGACCTAAAGTAGCATTTCCATTAAAGGTTTGTTGTATAGACTCAATAGAGAAGTTAGTATGACGACGATAAACTACTTTGAAGAAAGTGATCTGAGGGTTGCC